GTACGGGCGCCCTCGATCGGGGCGAGGGGGCGCCCGTACCGGGTGAGACGCAGCGCGAGCACCTCGTCGAGGGGCGCCTGCGACCGCCACCGCCACCCGTACCGGCGGCGCAGCCGAGCCCGCTCGATGAGCCGCTGCTGTTCGAGGGCGATCACCTCCTCGTATGACCGCAGCTCCCACAGCTTCATACGCCGCCACAGCAGGAACGTGCCGAACGGGGACAGCAGCCACCGGGACCACCGGACCGATTCCATGTGCCGCGCGGCGCTGATGTCGGCCGCGATGCCGATCGCGTGCCGTGCCGCCTCGACGACGGCGACGAACAGCACGGGGATCACCGCGTGCATGCCGGTCCCGATCGGGTCGGGCCACGCGGCCGCACCGTTGAACGCGATCGTCGCCGCGGTGAGCAGCCACGCGATATGACGCAGCATCGGCAGCGGCATGCGCAGCCACGTGAGCAGCAGATCAAGGGCGAGCAGCACGAGAATCCCCGCGTCGAGCCCGATCGGGAAGAGCAGCGCGAACGACCCGAACCCCTTCGCTTCCGCGAGGACGCGAACCGCGGCATATGAGCCGATGAAACCGATCAGGGCGATCACGGCGGCGCCGAGTGCCACGCCCGCGACGATCTTGCGCTGCAGGGGGGTGAGCCGCGGACGCTCACGCTCGGGGGCGGTGTGACGCTCGCCGTTACTATCAGCCACGGATCGGCCCTCTGCTTGACGGTTGGGGGCACGGTCCGCCCCGGCCGTATGGCGTTCCAGCGCCGGCCGAGGCGTTCCGGGTGTGCGGGTTCGACGGTAGGTGAACCTGCTTTACAGTGTCAACCAGGTTAGGGCAGGATGAGGCCATGCCAGAGCGGGAAGAACCGCAGTCGACGGGCGCGGGCGAGGGGGAAGAGCGGTTGTTGAACATGACGCAGCTCGCCGCAGCGCTCGGCACGACTCGGCAGTCGCTCCACTCGTGGCGCCGTACGCATGACGACTTCCCGGCGCCCCGCCGCCGGCCGGGCAGCACGCGTGACGAGTGGAGCCTCGACGAGGTGCGCGCCTACTGGGATGCGCGCGAGCTGCGCCGCGGCGAACGCACCGACCTGCAGGCCGGGGACGGCGACTGACCATGGGAGGGCGGGCCGTGGGCGCGCGGCCTCGCCCGTAGGATGCGACACAGAGGCGCCCCGCTGCTTTCACCAGCGGGGCGCCTTGCTGTGTCGGCTAGTCCTGCCAGCCGGCCGACCTGTCCGGGTGCACGATCTGCTGTGCGAGCATCACGCCGCCCGCGGTGTGCGCCGACGACCTCTTGCCGGTCGCGTGCAGGCGTGCAACCTCGTCTTCAAGCTGCTGCCAGAAGTAGTCGCGCACTGCCGCGCCCATGGGGGTGTTCAGCAGCGCCTCGACCTGATCGGCGGTCACCTCGGCCGCCGGTTCTGCGGGGGTGTCCGGCGCGGCGAGACGGTCGAGCTGACTGGGGTAGTTGAAGGCGGGTCCGCACTCGTCGTAGTCGACCTGCACGTACTCGGTTGAGCCGTCCTCGCCGCCGCGGAACTTCCGGATGACGGTTCCCGTGATACCCCCGCGAGAGTGGCAGATCACCCGGCTGTCCGGCTGTACCTCGTCGTAGGTCATCGGCATGTCCGGCCTTCCTTTCTTGAGTGACGGTCTGTTCGTAGGCGGATGCCGGGGGCGGCGCCCGGGTCGGGCGCCGCCCCTGCCGGGCAGTGAGCGGTCAGCGGTTCACCGCGTCCCAGATGGCGCGGCCAACGGTGCCCGGCCGCATGCTGCCCTTGCCGGTGCGCGTGGGTCCGGACGGCAGGCCGAGCGGGCCGCCGGACTGGTAGGTGACGAACGCTTCCGGGACCGAGATGCAAGCACCCTCCGCCTTGGGGCGGGCCGGTGTGATCTCGCCGACGACGTACCGCTTCCCCTTGAATGTGACGATCCGGCGGCCATGGCTGCCCGCCTCGACCTTGGCCGGCTCGTCGACGAGGGTGAGGCGCACGACGCGGTCGTCGGCGTATTCGATGTGGTGCTGCGTGCGACCGGAGGACATCCGCCGTACGCGGCGCTCGCGGACCACTCGGCCGATCATCGCGTCGTTCACCTCGGCCATGGCCTCGCGGATGCTCACGTGAGTGGTGACGCCGTTCTCGGTGCGCTCGTAGACCTTACCCATGATGTTCCCCCTGTTCCCGGGTGGCTTGCCACCTTCAATATGGCACACCCTTTGACGGGTGGCAAGCCACCTGAGAGGATCGGTCCATGGCCAACATGCACAAGCACCGACAGCGCGTCGTACGCGGCATCCCCGATGACGAGGTCGACGCATTCGACGCCGCAGCCCGAGCGGTCGACAGCGACCGCTCGGCAGTCACCCGCGCCCTGTGGGCGTGGTACTCCGGGCAGCCCGACGCCGGACTGCCCAAGCGCCCCGAGCCCGTCGACCAGGGCGCCCCGTCCGCTGACTGACGGGGCGCCGTCTCAGCTATGCGGCCGACTGCCGTGCGCGAGCTGCTGCCCGCTGCCGCGCCCGGTCCTCGGCCCGCTTCCGGCGCCGGGCCGCCTCCCCGAGTTCCCGCTGCAGAACGGCGAGCTGCGCGGGCGTCGACCACATACGGCGGCCGTCGACGAGCCCGACCGGCGCCTCGCAGTCCGGCCCGGAACACGTCACGGCGTCGTCGACCCCGCCGCCCGCGTGCATGGTGAGCGCGCCGTCGCAGTACGGGCACGGCCGGTCCATGGCCACGGCGTACCGGTCGACCGTGCCGCCGATCGTCCGCTCGATCCGGCGCGCGGCCTCGCGGGCGACGAGCCCGATCGCCGCCCGGTGATGGTCGCGCAGCGGCAGGCACGGACCCTCGTCGCCGCGCAACCGGCCGAGCAGCCACTCGGCAGCCCGCACCGCGGTGCGTTTGCCGAGGTTGAACCGCCACCGGGCGGGGTCGGCCTCGTCGCGGGCGGCGAGCATGCCGAGGGCGACCCCGACCGGGTCGCCGGGGATCGGGCGGCGCAGCGCCTTGACGGTGTCGCGCTGAACCTCGGCCGCGACCTGGTCGGCGAGCGAGCACAGCGCGACCTCGACGGCGCGGCACGCGTCGACGACGTGCAGCCGCAGCGGCACCGGGCGCTCGCCGAGTTGATCCGGCCGACGGTTGGGGCGCGGCAGGTGCCCGCGGCCCTCGCCGGCGTAGTCGCAGTGCAGGCACTCGTACTGCGGCCGGCCGTGCTCGTCGGTCGTGGTGACGAGGTGCTGTGCGTGCTGCAGCAGCAGCGCAGTCTCGTCGCGGTCGTGGTCGTCGAGGGCGCGCAGGTACTCGGCCTTGCCCATGGCCGGGGGCCACGTGTCCGAGGTCTGTGAGGTGTCGATCAGGGCTCGCAAGTGGGTCCAGTGGTCGACGACGACCTGCAGGTCGTCGAGGGCGGTGCGGGTGCGGGCGGTGTGCTGCATGGTGAGCGCTCCTGTGGTGCGTGGGGCGTAGGGTGATCACACCGCGAAGGGGCGGCGGGGGCGTCCGGTGCTTGCCGGCTTGGGACGCCCCTCCGTCGTGTCACAGCGTTGTTCCGTTGTGGTCCATGGGCGGCGGCCTGACGTACAGCCGGTCCCGTCTGGCGAGTTCGGCGCGCTCGGTCTCGCACCAGCGGTCGGGGTCGAACCCCCATCGGGCGGCGTCCCATTCGGTCGCCCGGTCGCGGTAGTCGAGCCATGTGTCGAGCAGCGCGTCGACCGCCTCGGCGCTCGTCGCGAACCGCAGCCGCACGGCGAGCGCCTCGAACGCCTTCGGTGAGGCGGCCACGGCCGGTCACCTGCCGTCGCGCGTCATGTGCCGGTCGATCTCGCGGATCGCCGCCGCCTCGATCTGGTCCCACACGACGCCCGTCGCGGCCAGCGCCTTGCGCCGCTCGCGCATCACGGTGCGGTACGCGGCGACCGCTTCCTGCAGGTTGGTCGGCTGCTGCAGCCGCTGCGCCGGTGACGCGACGTCGCCGACGAGGGCGTCGAGGATCGCGTCGAGGCCGGCGAACTCGGCCGGCGCCCCGGCGTGCGGCAGCTCGTGCCGCCATGCGCGGATCGCGTCGAGGCCGGCCTCGAACGCGGTCGCGCGGTCGCGGTGCGCCCACAGCGCGGCGCACGCTGCCTCGTACGCGTCGGGGGTCGGGCTCTTGCTGGTCGTGGTGTCGTCCACGAGGTACCTCACAGTCTGTGGATAACGGGCGGGTCAGAGGGTCCGCAGCACGTCGTGCACGGTGCGTCCGATCGTGTGCGGCTTGCACCGCCGGGTCGCTGGAGTGCCGTACTCGGCAAGCGGGTCGCGCCGGTACAGCCAGTCGAGGGCGAGCGCGAGCTGTTCCTCGTCGAGATCGCCGAGCGCCTCGGCGTCGCCCTCGTCGAGCCCGGCGAGGTCGTCGGGCTCGCTCATGCCGCCTCGCCGGTGCCGGTGTTGAGCCACGGCGCGAGCGCGCCGAGCACGGCGTCGAGGCGCCCCTCGGTCCGGTCGGCGACGCACCTGCAGGTCGAGGTGCGCGAGCACTTCGGGCACGGCACGGGGCGGCGCAGGGCGTGTTCGAGGACGCGCCGGACGACGAGGGGTGCGGCGGCGGCGCCCTCGCCCGTGGGCGTGGGCGTGGGCGCGGTGAGCGGGTCGCCGTCCTGGTCGACGAACACGACCTCGGTCGCGCCCTGGTGTCCGTGGATGAACTCGACGGATACGCGGCCGCGGTCCCAGAACACGGCCGACGGGTGTTCGCCGCGCCACCGGACCGAGGCGGTTCCGTCCGGCCACAGCACGCCGTCGGCGACGTCGCCGAGCCCGCTGATACCGGATACGTCCTTGCGGCGGCGCAGCACGAACCGCAGCGGTGCGAGCTGCTGCTCGGGGCGGACGACGGTCCGCCCGGTGAGTTCGCGGGTGGCCTCGTCGACGAGCGCCTGCGCGGCCTCGTCGTCGACGGCGCGGCGGGCGAACGCGAGCAGTGCCTCGACGGCGGTCATCTGCTGCTCAGTGCTGCTCATGGGTGTCTCTCCGATCTGTCGGGACGGGGCGGCGGTCGATCGCTGCGGATATAGCGGCGGCGACGAGGCACACGGCGGCGCACACGGCGGTGACCATGGCGGCGACGCCGAGGTATCCGACGGCGGCGGGCTCGGTCATGCCGCATCCGCCGGGCGCCGGTAGCGCCGGTTCACGCCGTATCCGCGGTCGTGGTCGATCGCGCGCACTGCGACACCGAGTTCGGCCCAGTGCCGGGCGGCGTCGGGGTCAGGTGTGGGGCGCTTCTGCTCACCGCGGCGGGGGCGGGCGCCGCCGAACGTGCCGTCGGGCACGGCCTCGGCGAGCAACGGTCGTTGTCTCACGGCTGATCTCCCTTGCTGTCGGTGGGCGGTGCGGCCTCGAACACGTCACGGCGCGAGCCGTGGCAGTTGGTCAGCACGCGACCGCGTTCGAGGGATCGGCACGGCTTGTCGGGCGAGGCGCCGCACGCCGGACAGCGCACGGCCCGCTCGGGCGGCCCGGCCGGGCGCTCCCGCCGCGGGAACCGCTGCTCTTTCACGGTCCGGAACTCGTCGTTGGCGGGCACGAGTTCGGCGAGGCGGCCGCCGCCGAGCCGGCTGCCGACGGCCGGCATCAACTCGCGCAGCCCGATCGGCTCGTCGTCGCCGGCGGCGATCGCGCGACGGTGCGCCCGCAGCGCGGCGACGTACGCGTCGCCCGTGTCGTCGTCGGGGTCGAGGTGCGGGTGATCGGTCGGTTCGATCGTGCCGACCGACCTGTTCAGGCGGTCCCGGACCGTGTCACGCCACCGCTGCGCGATGTCCTTCGGCATGACCGGCCACGCGCTCTCGGCGTAGTGGCGGCCGACCGCCTCGCCGGCGAACTGCAGCGGTACGTCGCGCAGCACTGCGGCCCACATGGCGACCTGCGCCTCTTGCTCGATCTCGTCGGCCCGCACGACGCGGTCGTCGACGAGGGCGATCCGTTCGAGTAGGTCGATGACCTCGTCGACCATCATGCGGTGTCTCCGTTCAGGCGGCCGCGCAGCCGACCGAGGCCGGCTCGCTGCTGCTGGCTCTTGGTCATGGCGCCGGGCAGCCGGACGACGTTGCCGCCGGGCGCGGCAGCGGGCTCGGTGCGCTCGTTCTCGGCCCACTGCTGCCAGCGCCCGCCGAACCCGGCCGCCTGCACGCCGTCGTCGGTCATGCGCCGGACGAACTTGCGAGTGACGGCGTCGAGCTGCTGCGGGGTGAGCTGCTCGCGGCCGGCGTCGGCGCGGGCGAGCTGCGCGGCGGCGACGTCCTCGTCGCTCGGCTGCCAGTCGGCGGCGATCAGAGAGAGAGGCGCCCGCCCGCGCCCGCTGCTGCCTGCAGACGACTCCCTATCTGCACCCCCCTTGTGGGAGGGGAGGGGAGGGGAGGGGAACGCGCGCGCGCGAGTCCCCGATTCGTCCCCAGGGGACGCAGCGCCGCGACCTGCAAAGTCGTCACTTTCCGGCGTGCGATCCGCCGACGAATCGTCGTCGAATCGTCCGCGATTCCCGTCCGGATCGCCGCCGTATCCCTCGCGATCCGGCAGCGGGTCTTGCACCGCGCGCTGCCGCCGCTTCTTCTCCGCGGCCCGCTCGCGCTTCGCGAGGACGTCACGGCGTGACGGGTTGTAGATCAGGTAATCGTGAATCGCGAAGTCACCGGGGGCAGGCTGCAGGCACTTCGGGTGCGTGCAGTCGTGTCCCGCGGTGTGCCACAGCCCGACGGCGACAAGCTTCGTGATCTGCGGCCGTGAGCCGTACATCTTGGCGATGTTGCCGGGCACGATGCCGTCGGTCAGGTGCCGGGCCGCGTACGCGCCCGTACGCGCCCACAGCCCGATCGCTGCGTTCCCGGCGGCGACGAACTTCGGGTGGCTGTCGGCGTTGTCGTCAACGACGAACCATGGCATCGGGATTCTCCTATCCGAGGGTGAGCTGACCCTCGGGAACCGAGGTCGTTCGGGGGCGGCGCCCCTGCCGCCCGCGCCCGTGGGCGTGGGCGTTAGCGGCAGGGGGCGCCGTGCACTGGTGGTCGATCACGTGCGGGCGGGTGCACTCCGCCCTGCGTCGGTGGCAGTCGGCCCACTGCAGATCGGGCCCGCCCGCCGTGGTGCGCACGCACCAGTCGAGCCGGTTCGGCTCGCGCAGCGCTGCGGCCGCTGCCGGGGTCAACTCGTCGGCGTCGGCGGTCACGTCGAGCGCCGCCCGGTTGCCGACGAGCTGCCGCAGCACGGTTCGGCCGCACCGACAGCGCACTCGGCGTGCGCCGTGGCTGCTGCTCGGCGGGCGGGTCATCAGTACTGCTCGACCCGGCTGCCGCGCCGCGACTGCTGCTCGGCCCGCTTGCGTTCCTCGTGCGCCTCGAACTCGATCTCGGTCGGGTGCGCGGCGAGCAGCTCGGCGACGGTCGCCTCGACGTCCTGCGAGCCGGGCCCGATCTCGTCGAGGGTGCCGTTCATCTTGCGCTCGCGGTACATGGCGCGCATGACCTCGCGCAGCAGCCGGATCCGGTCGCCGTCGGCCGCGACCTCGGCGAGCTTGATCCTGAGTTTCACCTGCGGGTCTTTGTCTTCGTCGCGGGCGTGTCCGGTGTACATCGTGCTCGCGAACTCGACGACCGCGACGATCCGGGCGCCGGGCGCCTCGAACAGTCCGCGGCGCAGGATCGCCGGGATCGCCTGTTGCAGCATCGCGGCCGCGCCGTCGAGCTTCACCTCGACCTCGGCGTCGTCGTCCAGCTTCGGCATGTCTACTTCCTCCGTCGTTTCTTGAGGGACTGCTGCAGCGCCGCGTAGTGACGGGCGGCCGCTGCTCGTATCTCGGGGATCGGGCAGTCGTCGCGCTGGTGGCGGCCGTACCGGATCACGAGCGCCTCGACCTCGGCGTATCCGACGGCGTCCTCGGCGCGCCCGCAGGGGCACGAGTAGTCGCCGGCGGCGAGGGTCTTCGCCTTGTTGCTGTCGAGGCGCACCCGCAGCCCGTAGCCGGGATGCGGGTTGCCGATCGTCGGCCCGATCCCGGTCATGCCGCCGCGCGCCGGATAGCGTCCTGGTCGAGGCGGTCGAACATCACGTGCAGCGCAGCCTCGGCCTGCCGCGGGAACACCCCGTTCCCGAGTGCCTTGAGCTGCCCCTGCCGGCCGAGGTCGGGTACCTGCGTCACGTGGCCAGGGGGCAGCCCCTGCATCCACTCTTCGAGTTCGGTGTTCAGCCGGCCTCGATCGTCAGTTGGCCGGGGTGGCTCGACGCCGAACGCTTCCGACCACCGCGCGACGGCGGGGGCGAACCGTCCCCAAGTGTCCGGGCCAGTACCGACAGCGGAGGCGTACCGACGCCCTGCCCGTGCTTGTCCCGCAGCCGTTCCCGGCGCGCCCGCCAGACCGCCGGATCCTTCCCGTCGTCGTGCTGCGAGGTCGTCGGCGTCGGCAGCAGCCACTCGACCTCGTCGGCCAGCGTCGGACCGTGCCCACCCGCTATCCGCCTGTCGGGATGCTGACTGCCGCCATTCGACCCAAGGTTCGCCGTCGGCGTCTTGAGCAACGGCAAGGATGAACAGCCGCTCGCGGAGGTGACAGCCGAGAACGTCGCACGCGCGTACAACGACCCATTCCGCATCGAACCCGATACCGGCAAGGTCTGCGAGTACGGTGTCGAATCCGATCCGAAGGTGGTTGCGGACGTTCTCAAAGACTGCGATCCGGGGTCGTAGAACGCGAAGGGCACGGGCAATATCGGGCCAGATGTGCCGGTCATCATCGGTTCCTTTCTGTCGGCCGCCAATGCTGAACGGCTGGCACGGATAGCCCCCCGAGACGAGGTCGGGGCGGCCGTAGAGAGTGACGAGTCGCCGCCAGTCGGCGACTGTCAGATCGCCGATGTTCGGCACCTCGGGGAATCGGTGGGCGAGGATCTTGCAGGCGCTCGGGTCGATATCCGACACCCACATCAGGGAGCCGCCGAGCACGCGTTGCACGGCCATGTCCAGCCCGCCGTAGCCGGTGCAGAACGACGCGATGCGCGGCCCGTCGACGACGAGCGGCTGCTGCCCCGGAACCGGGGGAACCGGGCGGGCGGTCGCGCGAATGGTGTCGTCGAGCGTCGGCCGGGGCGGCGGGACAGACGTTCCGGGGATCGTCGACGCGCCGGGCGAGGCGCTGCGGCGCTTCACGCGGCCGCGCCCATGACGTACCGCTGCGCGTACGCGTTCGGCCACTTCCCCTTGCTCAGCCGGTCCCGCTGCGCCTGCGGCATGTCGAACAGCGGCAGCCCGAGCCAGTCGTGCCCCGCGGCGCGCAGCCACCATGCGTCGCATTGATCGCCGCCGCTGTCGTGCGCGAACTCAGCGCCTGCCACGAGGTAGGCGGCCGCCGCCATGTCAGCCTTGTCGGCGCGCCCGTTGTCGCAGGCGTACGCCTTGAGCGTCGCCGGGACGATGTACCCGTACGGCACGCCGGCGTCGAGCAGCTCACCGAGGACGATGCCGTGCACCTTCGCGGTCAACCCGGCCGACATGGCGTGCTTGGGCAGATCTTCGACGACCGCGAGGTGCGGCCGGTGGTCGGCGAGGTCGTCGCGGATGCTGTCGCGGATGTGCAGCAGCCGGCGATCGCCGTCCTTGTCGCGCGTCTTGATCCGGTACGTCGTGCCGTCCGGCAGCGCGACGCCCGTCGACGTCAGTGACAGGTCGAGTCCGATCACGCGCAGTCCGGCCGGGTTGGTCACGGCGTCCTCGACCGGCGACAGCACGCCGGGCGCGATCAGTCCGGGGATGATCGTCACGCCGCACCGCCCGACAGCGGGGTGATCGGCCCGTACATGGCGCGCAGCGTGCCGAGCGGCTGTGTCTCGCCGTCCTCGCAGCGCAGGATCGGCTCGCCGAACTGCCCGGTCGTGCCGTGCCACTCCCACACGCTGTCGGTCTGGTCGGCCCACCGCAGCGACAGGTCCCACGAGTCGCCGCGGCCGTCGCGCCATACCTTCCGCTCGCGGTCGAGGCTGCCGGCGTACGGGTCCGCTGCCTCGTCCTCGCGCGGCTGCCGTCCGGTGGGGCGCGGTCGGCAGGGGAACGGGCCGTGTTCGGCGCGCAGCCGGTCGGCGATCCCGCGCAGCAGCTCGGCGGCGATCGCCTTGCACACGCCGTCGGCGTGCACGCGGTACGAGCCGTCGGCCTGCACGACGACGATCACGGCCTCGCCGTCGGCGCCGACGTCCATTCCGATCATGGGTCGCTCGGTCATGCTGTTGCCCCCTCGGCGGCGGTCGGGTCGACCCACGGGCGCAGCGGCCACGCGCCGTCGACGACGGCGTTCGGGTCGGTCTTGCGGAAGTGCTTTTGCAGGCCGGCTGCCTGCTCGGCGGCGAGTTCGATCTGCCGCTCGTGCAGCTCGGCGAGGGTGAGGTCACGGAACGCGCCGAAGCGCACGCGGCGTTCGCCTCGGATGTGCTCGGGCCAGTCCGCCCGCCGGGTGTGGGCGAGCACGCCGATCCGGTAGGCGATCCGGGCGGCGACGAGCGCGTCGTACGAGCAGCCGTGCGCCGCCTCGGCGTCCCACTGCAGCTCGTAGACCTGCGCAAGGGTGACGAGCTGCCGCGCCCCTTGCTCCTCACTCGGCCGCTTCCGGTACGGGATCGCATGCTGATCGAGCACCCGCGTGTCGATCACGTACAGCGGCCGGCCGCCGAGCCGCTCGTCGAGCGTCGGCAGCTTGTGCCGCCGCAGCTCGCGGTCCAGCAGCGTGAGGTCGAACGGAGCGTTGTGCCCCACGACCGGTACCCCGGCGCGCACCTGCACGGCGAGGAACGCCGCAACCTGGTCGGCGACCATGTCGGCCGGGTCGCCGTCCATGCGCGCCCGCTCGGTCGTGATCCCGTGCACGGCGGTCGCCTCGGCCGGGATCTCGATCTGCGGGTCGGCGAGCCACTCGTGCGACTCGCCCCCCTCGCGGCCGCCGAGGGCGTGCACGGCGGCGGTCACGATCCGGTCGGTCTCGACGTCGACGCCGGTCGTCTCAAGGTCGAACGCGGCCAGTTGTCCGAGGTGCCATGTCATCGGCGTGCCCCCGACCCGGGCTGTGCCGCCGCCGGCCACTCGCCCCGCGGCTGCGCGGCCGGTGCGTCCTCGCGGGCGGGCTCGTCGCCCTCGCCGAGCACCTCGACGTCGTACACGCCCTCGTCGTCCGGCCCGAGTTCGTCGTCGCCGTCGTCGTCCTGGTCGCCGACCTCACCGGTCCGCGGGTCGATCCCCTTGCTGATGTCCTCGGCGATCGCCTTGAGGTCGTCGCGCAGCTCGTCGGATCCGTGGCCGGCGGCACGCGCCTTGTGCCACACCCCGATCACGTCGTCGGCCGTCCGGCAGCCGCGCGCCTCGGCGAGGTAGTCGGGCCGCTCGGCGGGCGCCGCCTCGATCGCGGGCCGGTCGAGGCTCGCCGGGTCGAGTGCCGCCGCCGTGCTGATCGGGCCGCTGAGCGCGTGGCGCAGCTTCGGCAGCGATGGCACGACGACGATCACCTGAAACTGCTTGGTCTTACCGCCGCGCACCGCCTTGCGCTGCTCGATCCACATGCGCACGGGCAGCAGCCCGCGACCGCCGGTCGCCTGCAGCACGGTGTCGAGCCCGCCTGCGAGCGCGTCGGCTGCGTAGTACGACTTCGTTTCCAGCCGCCACACGCCGAGGTCGGGCAGGTCGGGCAGGAACACGCCGACGCGTGACGTCGGCCGGCACACCTCTTCGGGCTTGCGCTCGTGCCAGTCGTCGCCGTACTGCGCGAGGCAGATGCACGGACGGCCCGAGAGCTTCTCGGTGACGCCGTCACAGCGCCGCTCGCACCCGCCCGCCGTCCACTTCTCGTTCGCCTGGTCGAGCGGGTCGCCGGCGGGCAGGATCGCCCGCAGTTCGGTCGCCTCGGTGACGACCCGCCACTGCGCGACGGGCTGCCCCTGCGGTGTCCACTCCTCGACCCGGCCGCCGTACAGCTCGGCCGCCGCCGCGATGTACTCGCGCGAGTGCGAGGTGAGAATGAACGTCTTGGACTTGACCGGGATCGGCCGCCCGTTCGGCTTCGGGTTCGGCCGGCTGTAGCCGGTGCGGATGCGGCCGAGTTCGGCCGCCTGCCGCTTCATGGTCATGATGCGCGATCCCATGGTCACGCTGCCTTTCGGTCGGATGCGCCCGGCGCCCACGGCGGAACGACCGCCGGGTATGCGCTCGGCGCGCTGTGCAGGTAGCGGGAGGTTTCGAGGGCGCCGAGGAACGCACGGAACTGCTTGCGGCCCGACGGCACCTCGATGAACCGGTGCGAGCGCGGCCGCAGGTTGAGCAGCGCGGTGCGGTGCACGCGCGGGGCGGGCTCGCTGCTGTCGTCGGGCAGCAGCCACTCGGGCGCGTGGCGCAGGGCGGCGAGCTGCAGCGGCTGCTCGTCGTACACCGTGTCGGCCGGCTTCTTCGCGCTCGTCTTGTAGTCGACGAGCCAGAGCTGCCGCCGCCGGAACGGGCCCGTCGGCAGCCACACCCACAGGTCGCCGGTACCGGCGTACCCGCGCTTGCGGTGCATCACGGTCGTCTCGACAGCCTCGACGTCCTGGTCGAACCGAACGCGCCACAGCCGGAACCATGCGGCCAACTGGACGGCGTACGGCTCGACTTCCTCGTCGTACGCGTGCGGGGTGTTCAGCACGAGCGCAACGGCCCGCAGGTGCACGCGGGTACCGAGGTTCTGCGCCCGCTCGGTGTACCCGCGGGACACCGCGACGAGTTCGCGCCGCAGCGCCGTCGGCTCGGTGCGCGCCCGGCGAGCGGTCACGATCGGGTCGGCGATCACGGCGTCGGCGGTCATCCCGGCCGCCCACGGCACGAGCGCCGGTTTCGCGATGCTGCTGAGCGCGTTCGTGATGCTGATCAGGTCCGGGCCCCCGGCGGGGTCGGTGTAGTACCGACCCCGCTCGGTGGCGACGGCCCATTTCGGGTCGGTCACTGGTCGCCGCCCGCCTGCGTCGGCTCGCGAGTGGCATCGGCCGCTGCGCGGCTGCTCTTCTCACTGGCCTCGCGGATCCGGGCGTCGTCCTGTTCCTGCTCGATCCGGGCGACGTCCTCGGCAAGTTCGAGCGCCTCGTCGAGCCCGTACCGGTACGCCAGAGCGCGACCGACCTCCCCGACGTACTGCCACCCGACCGGGTCGACCCACGCCCGCAGCCCGGACACCGCGCCGTCGGTGACGGCCCACCGGTCCGAGTCGGACGCTTCGCGCTGCACGACGAGTTCGCCGTACCCGCTGCCGAGCCCGTCCGGCAGCGGCACGCGGAACTCGACCGCGAGGGCGAGCTGCGCCGCGAGGTGCTGCACGTACTGCGCGAGCACCCACTCTTCGGCGCCGTCGAGGTCCCACCGGTCCGGGTTGCCCATGGTGGCGAGCACGGCGTCGGCGAGCTGCCGGTACGCCTGCGCGTCGAGGGCGAGCCGGGACGGGTTGAGGTCGTCGCCGAGCAGCTCGCGGCGGGCTGCCTCGGCCGCCTCGGCGGCGACCCGGTCGAGCAGCCGGTCGGCCCCGGGTGCCCCGTATCCGGCCCGCGTGAGGGCGGCGTGCGCCTCGTGTCGGGCGCTCATGCCGACTCACCCGCCTCGCGGTCGGCGTTCAGCAGCGCGACCAGGTACTCGGCGAGCACGCGGTCGCCGATGTCGACGAAGGGTCCGGGGCAGCACGAGTACATACCGGCGTCGCCCCGCTCGTGCTCGGGATGCGGGCAGGCGGGCGCGATGCACTGCGGCTCGCCGGGCCCCAGATAGCCGGGGTCCGCGAGGCGCCACTCGGGCAGCTTGGCGAGGTTGTACTCGCTCTGCCCCGCGGCGATCGCGCGCCGGGCGTTGTCGAGGGCGGTCACCGCGCCTCACCCGCCTCGACGAGCTGCGGGATACCCCGCTCGGTACGGAACTCGGCGATCGCCTCGACGCAGCACACCGGCTCGCCCTCGACGCTGCGCTCGTCCTGTCGGCACGCCGGGTCGGCCGCCTCGGCGGCGGTCAGCGCTTCCCACTGCAGGTTGCAGTGCGAGCAGAAATGCGTCTCGGTGCAGGCGACGGCGACCTCGGCGACGTGCGGGCGGCCGCGCAGCTCGGCCGCGATTTCCTCGCAGCGGCGGCGGTAGTCGCCCTCGACGTCCCGGCTCACCATGCCGTCGCTCACGACCATGCCGGCCGCGAGCTTGCCGAGGCGGCGCGGCAGAACCGCAACCGTGATCGGCGCTCCGAACGCGACGAACTCGGCGAGGTCGTCGAGACCGGTGAGCCCGATGTCGGCGGGGCGGCGCGGCTTGAGAGTGACCTTCACGTGCCACTCATCGCGGTGTGTGATCTTCACGCGGCCGCACCTCCCTCGGTGCGCTGCGCGGCGGCCGCACGGCGGTCGGTGAGCGACCGCACCTGTCCGGCGAGGCTGAGCACGAGCAGACGCTCGGCGAGGCGCGCGCACTGCCGGCCGTACACCGGCAGCTTGGTGCGCACCTCGGCGACCAGGTCGTCGACGAGTCCCTCGAACGGAAGATCGCCCGGCCGCTCGATCAGGTGCGGGTCACGCGCCTGCATGTCGACGAGCCCGTCGAACCGGTCGAGGAACCGGTCGGTGAGCAGCGCCTCGACGACGTCGGTCACGACGCGCTGCACGAACGGCTCGACGTCGAGGGTCACGCCGGTCGGGATCGGCTCGGTCGTGATGCGGTACGGCCCGTCAACGGGCACAGCGGGATTGGTCATCAGGAACCCCCGGAAGACGAGGCGGCGATCAGGACGACAGCGACGAGCAGCAGAACGGCGGCGACGGCGAGGTTCTCGATCACGGACGGACCGCCGTCCGGCGGCCGGTGCGGGCGTGCATGTCGCCGTACATGGCGGGCACGCCGACCCCGACGAGGCGGGCACGGACACCGCCGTACGTGCAGCGGACGACCATCGATCCGCCGGTCGAGCTGCCGCGGGCGTCGGCGACGCCGAGCGCGTGCGTCCACTGCCGCCAGTCGGCGAGCGACTGCGGGTGAACGACGAACGTCACCTCGCCGCGCAGCGCGGTCACGGACGGGGCGCCCGGCATGCCCGCGGTTTCGACGCTCGCCGAGTAGGCGGCATCCTTCGCCTTGCGGCACTCGGCGAGGGCGGCGAGTGCGGCCGGGCTCGGCTCGGGCCGGTTCCTGCCGGGCGCCGCGAACGAGCCGGCGGACGGGGCGAGCAGCCCGAGGTCGTCGAGCGCCTGCGCGGCGGCGAGGGCGGGGTCGGCCGAGGTGTCGTGGACGATCGCGCCGGCGATGATGCGGGCGGCCCGCTCGATGCGTGAGTTCGTCATGCCGACACCGGCCCGCGGAACTCGACGGGCACGAACTCGTCGTGCACGAGCGCGACGTGCACGAGGATCCGGACGGTCGAGCCGTCGGCGCGCTGCGGCGTCTCGGTGCGCAGCGTCCACAGCGACGCCCCGTCGAGGGAGGGCGCGCGGTGCACGTCGCCGCCGAGGGCGAACACCCACGCGGCGAACTGCTCGCTGTCGGCGACGACGACGTGCACGCCGTCCTCGCGGGTGAGCGGCGGCCGCGCGGTCGGCAGCGCGAGGTAGTCGATCGCCGCCTCGACCGCGAACTGCGGGTCGGGCGCCGGCGCCTTCACGAGGTGCAGGGGGATAGGCTGTGCGCTCAAGGCACGTGCCTCGCTTTCTGTGTTGAGTGGGGAGCGAGCCGACAGGGGTCGTCCGGATGCCGGTCCGGGGCGGCCCCGACTCGCGTCCGGGGGAAGATCAGGCGGCGGCCGAGCCGGGGCGGTACTGCTCGATCTGCCGCTGCGCCTCGCGCTTCCTCGCCGCCTCGGCGATCTCGCGCTTTGCGCGGCGGGCGGCGGCCGACTTGAGGGCGAGCGCGGTGTAGTGCGCCTTGCGCAGCGACTCGGCGATCTGCTCGATCTGCTGCTCGGTCGCGTCGGGGTGCTGCTCGCGCGCCATGTCGACGAACCGCGTGTGATGCGACGCCTTACGCGCTGCGGCGGTACGGCTCGACCGGTCGGTCGTGTTCGCCCAGCTCACATGAGCCGCGAACCTCATCTGCAGTGACCGCTCGCTCGTGTTCACGGTGTGTCCCTCCCTGAGGATCGCTGCCCACGCCCATGGGCGTGGGCAGTCGGTCGTAAAAAAGAGCGTCTCGTCGTACGTCGAGCACCTCGCATATGCGGTCGGCAACGTCCTCCGTGACCGAAGGTCGCTCACCCGACAGCAGTGCGCCGATCTTGCTCTTCGAGACGCCCACGGCTCCGGCTAGCTTCCGGATGTCGAACGATCCGCCACCCGGCGCCCAGGTCATCAGTCCGCGCAGCATGTCACCGCTGGTCAGATAGAGCCGGGCAGGGTCCATGAATGCGCCTCCGTTTGCTGCCCACGATCGTGGACAGCTCCAGTAGAGCACATCGCTAGAGCGGTGTCCACGATCGTGGGCAGCTTATGGGGAGGTTAAGAATCGGCCGACCCTGCCCCCGGTGCCCCACGACTGCCCCTGATCGTGGACAATGTCTCGCAGGCAAAAAAGGTTGTACGCCCTGAACTGCAATTTCGTGCATACGCCCGAGTTTGGGCGTGGACAGATGAGCCTAGAGAGGCGGAGGGATGCCACAGCAGCGAGACGCGCTCACGGAACTCGTGAAGGCGCACGTCGGTCGGGGGCGACGTATGTCGACGCGTGAGTTCTCCGCTGTCGCTGTGGACCCGGACACCGAATGGTCGCCCAGTAAGAGCCTCGTCGCCAAGATCATCGGTGACCAAGGGTACGACGTCACGCCGCAGCTCGTCGGCGCGATCGCTATCGGTCTCGGTCTCGACCGCGAGATCGTCGCGGCCGCTGCACACCTGCAGGTGATCGGGTATACCGCCGCCGAGCTGACCAAGGGTGCGCCGGCGCAGATGATCCGGCTCGTCGGATCCGAGGGCGAACCCACCGATAAGGCGCAGGCCGTAGCAGACCGGTGGGACGCCGAGCAGTAAGCGGTCACTCGAACGGGTGATCTTCCGTGAGGCCCCGTTTAACCTTGCTGATCAGGGTCACGAGATGACCCGCTGTTGCTGCTGATACGCCCTGTGTTTACAGCCTCGCTCGTCGTAGAGTGATCGAGCCTCGCGCGTGTCGAACGCCGGTTCGATTTGTGCTGCGCACATTCGAACGGCGGGAACAGGGGGTCAACGTTGACAGATGTGCGAGTCGAGCAGGCCGAACTCGATCACGGTACGCCGATGGTGTACCGCGACTTTGGGAAGTACGTCAGGCTTGCTCATGATCCCCAGCAGATCGACGAGGCTGCGGCGCTCGCGCTTCTGTGCCTTCGTATCCCGCAGCTCGTCGGCAATCTCGAAGTGCGGCGAGACTAGGAACCCCCCACCCACCGCACTGCAATGCCCCGGCATCCGGCTCGCCGACGAGCCGGGCACCGGGGCGCAGTTCTGTCCACCTACCCGAGCCGGTCGGCTGGACTGATGCGCGCGTGAGCCTTCCGGGCGCGCTCGGCGCCGGCCGACGCGCCGTACCGGGACAGCATCTGCCGCGACCGCCAACCCGTGATGCGCATCAGGTCGTCCTCGTTCCCGTCGTCGAGCCGCCACTGATGCGCGAAGGTGTGCCGGAACTGATGCGGATGGACGTGAGCGATCTCGGCCTCTTGGCAACGGCGCTCGATCATCGTTCCCACGCCCCAGATCGTCAGCCGGTGCCCCTTCTGCCCGCGGTCGCCCCACCACAGCCACATGCCCTCGTCGAGTGCCTTCCCCTTGTGCTTCGCGGCAGCCCGCAGATACCGGTCGAGAGCAGTCGCGCACTTCGCTCCGAACGGCACGCTGCGCGGAATCCCTGCCTTGCCGATGACCCGCAGCACCTTCAGGTCGAGGTCGAGGTCGTCGACCCTACGGTCGGTCAGTTCGCTGAGACGCAGGCCCGTGTCGATGAACAGCAGAATGATCGCGGTGTCGCGGCGGTCGGCGTACGTCCGCCCCTTGCACGTCTTCAGCAACCGCACGAGGGCGTCGTCGGGAATGACGGGCACCTCTTTCTCGGGGACCGTCGGCGCTTTCATGGTCCGCATGGGGGTGCGGTCGATCTCTTCCTCGTCCTCCAACCAGCGGAAGAAGGTACGCAGCGCCCGGAAGTGTTGATGTGCGTTCGCCGGGGACGTTCGCTTGATCGTGTGCGCGATGTACGCCTGCACGTGCTCGCGGTGCACCTCGTCGAGGTCGGTCGGGGCGGGCCGGCCGGGGGTGCCTTCCTCGTCGGCAACCGGCCGATACCCGTCGTCCTGGTCTAGCAGGAACCGGCCGAACTGTCGGACCGCGTTTCCGTAGATACGTAGCGTGTTGTCGCTCTTGTTCTCGGACTTGAGGGAGCGCAGCCATGACGCAGCCATGGGCGCGATGTTGTACCGCTCATCTGCCATGCTCCACCATGATGCCCACGATCGTGGACAGTCAAGGCGCTTGGCCTGATAGCGATGTGCATAGGCGGGGACAAAGAAGAAGACCAGCGTTTTCGCTGGTCAGAGGGTGTTTGCGCCCCCGGCAGGACTCGAACCTGCGGCCAAGCGCTTAGAAGGTGTGCGGGGGATAAGCGATGTGCTCACCTGCGTTTTTGCAGGTCGCGTCAGACCAGACTAAGCGCAGGCGCTTGGTCTGAGATTCTTGGAACTTTGACGCGATCCCGCCCCGGCATGAGCCCGCCCCGGCCGCCACTCTACGGGGCAGCCGGGGCGGTCGGGGTGCGACTCCGTGCTCTGGACGGAACGGAAGCCTCGCGCGTGAGGTCGACCTGTCGCACCCGCCTCGGGGCGGTTAACCGCCGGTAACCGGGGCGTGGGGGTGATCCCCCGATGGGTGCATATGCCAAACACTGAGCATATTCGAACCCGCATTCGGGTGATCGGGAGGGTCGCCCGGCGGGACGCACGGGGGAAGCGTCAACCGCCGGACGACCCGGCTCATGCGTGAACGGCGAGTTCCTCGGCGACGCTCACGATCTTGCAGTCGCTCAACGCGCGGACGTACTGCGCGGCGACCGTCCAGCCGAGCAGCGGCGACTCGAACGGCACGACGCCCGACTCAACCGGGATCGGCCCGACCCGGCTCGCGGTGTACCGGCGCCCCCACACCCCGCACAGCTCGGACCGGCCGACCCGCACGGCGACGCTGCCTCGCCACATGTGCGGGCATTCCTCGCGCGCCTTGCGCAGGCACGACAGGCACGTCGGCGGGTGAGTCGTCATGAGATCGTTCGGCCAACCTGCCCAATCGGTCCGGGCGTCTTCCAGCAGCCACAGCCGGCCGCGGTCGTCCTCGTCGCTCGGCTCGCCGCACACCTGGCACAGCAGCTCGGCCATAGCGAGGGACTGCCGGCCGGGGTGCACGAGCCCGCGCCGCGGCTCGCCGACGCCGTGCCGGTCGAGGCGCCGCAGCCGCAGCACCCCGC